TTTGAGTTACAGTAATTAGTTATTTAGAAAAAGCCCCAGCCTGTAGAGTTACATTCAGCAACTAGTTGACTGTTATTCATAGCCTCAAGTTGCTGACGCTTCCATGCAGCTTCTGTGTCCATTGTTTCTTCGCTTGCATAGCTGCATGTTTCAAACCAGCAATCCATATACTGGTTGATTAGATCAGTGCGACGATCTGAATTGATGTAGGTAGTTGCCATGGTGAGTCCTTGTGATTTCGTAACGTTTGATCTGTGGAATGGTTAGGCTGCAGTTACATACTTTGAGCCCGTACCATGTGCATGGACAAAGATGTCACGTTTGGCACCATCACATAGTTTGCAAGTGATACATTGAGCTTCGCTATTGTCTACAGTTGCTGGGCATTGTTTGGCGTAGATTGGTGTAACATTCTTGTTAACAACTACGAAAGTTTTCCAGCCGTGAGCAGTAGCCTCCAGATAATCATTAAAGCCATCGCATGATGCTTGGAAGATACCTTTGAATTCTTGGGCGAAGTCTTCGCGCCATTGGTGCGTGTAACCAGTATGACCCGTGGCGAATGCATTCAATGAGATAACAATACCGGGATCGATAACACTAGGATCACCGTATGCACCCCAACGTATGCGGCGATTCTTTAATGCTAGAGCTAGTTCGAGATAGTTAAGCTCACTGTATGCGCCGCGTTTGTATGCTTTCCAGACACTATTTGGCCCCTGGCCCACGTTGACATAGCAGGAGCGTTGCCCTAGTGCGTCCTTACGGTGTGGACAGTTACCGCAGATAGAATAATCTTCGCCCGTGTTAATAGCAGCAACTGGGTTGATATCCTCCCGTAGGATGAACACCTGCGCCATATCACCAGTTTTGCGATTGGTACTCTTTAGAGTCAAGATGGCGACGTAAGGTTGGCCATCGATCGGTGATAGACCACGGTCGATGATGAAGCCTTTGATTTTCTTCATGGTGAGTCCTTATGATGAGTGGAAGGATTAATTAATGACAAATGTGCAATCTGGATGATGATCTTCTGACCAATACACTTGTGGCAATCCGGAATCGCGGCAGTGATCATTTAAGCGGTCAACTTCATCATCAGCTTGCTGTTCGGTAAGGTGAGAATAATGGACACGTACAACATTGTTAGTCTTGGAGTAGATTGCAAAAGTCATGGTGGCTCCTTGTGATTTGTGGAAAGGTTGAAAATTTCCCAAGGATGGGAATAGGACAGACAGCGAATCGACGCTGATATAAACGGCTGGCCGTTCTGTCCATTTAGTTGTGTGTTGCGTCCATATTGTTATATATGAAACCCGATTCAGTTTGCCCTAACCCATAGCGTCCCTGTTGATATGCACCGGGAGGTGTCTGGCGGCAGTGACCTACTCCCACTTCCTGCGAGCGGTGGCCGGGTTCAATTGTCGAGGTTCGGATTGCGACTCGCAGAGCTGATCGTGCTGGTCTGGCGATCGGGATGGGCCGGTGTCGTTCCGGTTTCCCTCTCGCTTGAACCCAGTATTGCCCCTTACCGTTCCACCCGTCAACAGGTCAGGCCAAGGCTTAACACTGGTTTAACAATTGGGGCAGGGCTGCTGATTGAATAGAACCGCACGATCTATATATATACCAATGTATTAGTACACTTGTACTGGTGTGGCGACAGATGGCATGATGATGATACTGCGAATCATTCTCAATAAGCCAACACTATTGACGTTAGATTAACAATACATCAGTACTAGTTGTCAGTATTTCCTACTAGAATCAGTAACTAGCGCGGCCTATTTGACAGGAAAAGGGGGGCATGGGGGTGAATCCTGCGCCCTTACCATGTCGATAGGCTTCAGAAATTTCTGTCATTTTTCCAACGACACCAGGAAGGACGGATCCAACCCCGCTTCCTCGATCATCTGATTACACCCCATCATGTTGAGCTGATACCACTCCTGTTGATCCAGACCCAACACCACTCCCCCCATCTTGATGTTGCAGATCAACGGACGTTTCATATAGACCGAACATTTACCATCCTCCGTCAACATCTCACAGGATCCATCATCCCGTACCTTGTAGGGAAACCGTTCCACCAGCTCCCTCAAGATTGGATGTTCCCAGCACCCCTCCAGGACGCTCTGTACGCGCTTACAGCACTGAGCGCACCCAGTACACGGATAATCCATTAGACACGCCTCCACGGGGCTTCTAGACGCATCTCAGGAAGTAATTCAGATGTAGGACTATCCACCTCCGTATAAATCGGATCAGGTAATGACACCTCAGGTGGATGTACCTGTTCATACTCTTCAATTGCCCGATCCACCGTCTCCTTTACCCGTGCTTCGATCACCAACCCCTCCAACCACACCAGCAGCCCAAGGAGAAGGTGATCAATCCAAGGTATGTCCCGTTTAAGGGAGCGATAAAGAACTTTAAAGTCCTCCAGCTTTAATTCTTTGTCCACATTGCATCAGATACATTAGGAAGGTGTTGATACAACAAGTCTTGTATTTGACTAGCAATCATTGCGTGTTCCCGTTGTGTACCATGACCAGTCCTTAGATCACAATAATGCAACCAAGACCGAATGGTTCCATTCATGTACAACCTGGATGGTGAAGACATAGGCAACACATCTCTGGCACACTCCTTGGCCACCCCACTGCTTACCATTTCCCGGTACAGGTCTTCACTTTCAGCATAGAGTTGATGAATCCTACGATAAAAGATTTCTTTTTTATCAGTACTTAGATCATCAATACTATTCTGTCGGTTCTTCATGTCTTGCCTTCGCAGGCTTGGTACAACGGGAGTACCGATGGTGGTGACATCAGCGTACCGTTGACTAAACTCTTGAAAGCTAAAGCTCCGATGCCTAAGGATCTGAGCAGCAATAGATCGAGTAGTATTGATCTCTATACACATATTCACCATCTCCATAGGAGACCAGTGATTGTGGTTGATTAGGTATTTAATTAACTTAGCACTGGTCTCAGTGTTTGATTGATTTGATGGGTTGGACACCCTTGCCATGTAGCTGATCAGTTCTTCAGCGTTAGGGGTGATGTGAATCAGGTTGACAGTGTGGTGCATGTAGTAAGTTAATAAATTTTATTTAGGAAGAATGAATCCTGTATCATTTAGATGGCCCTTCAAGAGGCCATTCAGATGATCTAGATTCAGTCTTCTTCTTAAACCCCTATCTTTTAAATTAAAGATAGTAGAATAAGATATATCCAATCACCCGTTCGGCTTACGCCTCACTGAGGATATAAGGATTCATTACTAGTTAAGTACTAGTTTTGTGTCATTTGAGAGGCAGTACTCACAGGATGTCAATTCAAGATGACATCAATAGAAGGGGAAGTGGGGATCTCACGTCTTCGTGAGAGACGCAGTTCCCCCCGTTTCCCCTTTCCCACCCCTGTAATAATGTCGGGTCGGTCAGACCGGTTGCTACACCTTGTGTCTTATAATGAGACCCAAGTGGGAATGCCACCAGCTTTTCTCCCCCCTCTAGCCTGCTGACGTTGGCTAAGGTCCATGCCAAGGGTGATGTGGTTAGCACCAGTTTGAGGGTCATCCAGCCAGGTATCGAGGATGTCTTGCCAGTCTTCCTGTCTCCTGGCTTTGACGGCCTCATAGGCGGAGATACCCATGGCATCGGTGAAGTACTTGACTCCTTGGGCAAGGGAGTCCAATCTGTCATCGTGTCTTACAGCCCCTTTCTCCCGGCACATACGGGACATCTGATAGAAGAGCATGTACAGAAGTCGATCTTCTGGTGCTGCGTCTTTGTTGGAGGAGTAATCCCACTCCACGACACTGCGGTCAATGATGAGCCGGTGTTGATTCATCACTGGTTCTAGGGCATCGATGATTCGGTCTTCTTTACGGACGTTGGCCCGCACTTCTTCTACGTCTATGGCTTGTTTGGTTTGTTGAAGGTGTTTTTTAAACAGTTCTGCGACGATACCGTCACCGAAGTTTGTTTCGATAAGGAGTTTAGTAACATTGTACCGCTTACACCCACGAAGGATGTCAAGAAGTGTAGTGTCGCTATAACCATCGCGATACGCTCGTACTTCGTGAACGTAGAGAAAGCCATTCCTTTGGGAGATATAGGTAGCTGCTGTTTCGTCAGTACCCCGACCAGAGGGGTCAATGGAGCAGATGGTTTCGGTGTACGGTCCCCATTCACCTTGCAGTTGCATGGGTGTATAGAAGTAGTCCCCCGGTAAGCCCACCGTTGGGAGGTCCTTCAACACGTTTCGTGGATCAGAGCACCAGACCACCGCATCAGGAGCCTGGGTGGGGTTGACGGAGGTCACCACAAGGTCAGAGAACTTAAGTGGGAACTTCTCCGCGTCACTGAGGGTAGTATCCAGCATGAACTGAAGCATGAAGTTGCTTCGGCCCATAGCTGCTTCCCGTTCCAACAGGTCATCAGCACTAAAGCGGTCAGGGTCGGTGACAGCCCAGGCTTCAATACCTTGATCGATGTCCTCTTGGAGTTGAGGAGCAATCAGGCCTTCGTAGTTGGCAAGGGAGCGGGGGTAACGGGCAGGCCAGACAAAGGGGCGGTAGTTCCGTTCAGCCAGCTTGCGGTAAATGGTGAAGGTGGTCTGGGGTGTCCCCAGGTACATGATTCGGGAGTCCTTCTTTGGGGTCAGGATGGACTCAGCTTCTGTACAGAGTTGAAGGAGCTTTTCCCGCATCATCTCGGTCATCGAGTTACCAGGGACTTCGATGTCATCAAGAATCATCAGGTCAGCACGAGAACCGGTGAGCTGACCCGTAATACCCACACTTTTGACGGAGGGGGCTTGGTGGGGGGAGCAATTCACGTCAAAGCTGATCCGTGACCACCGGGAGTCATCGCTCTTTGGCCTCAAATGGACGAGCCACGGGGTTTCGATGATCAGCTTCTGAAGGAAGATCGACATGTTGTCAGCCCGCTCTTTAGAAGCGGAGATAATCATGATCTTCTTTTCAGGGTTGTTGAACAGGGTCCACAACACAAAGGCACCAGTGATCCAGCTCTTACCAACACCACGAAAGGCTTGGATCTGTAGTCGTTTGGGGCCATGCTGCAGGTAGTCAGCAATGGCGTATTGAGCACGGGTAGGGGAGGGAAGATCGAGCTGTTGCCACAAGGCTTGCAGAAACAGCTTGAAATCGCCCTTCAGTGCAGAAAGGACATCCGTCATACGAGCTTCCCTGAGCCCTTCCAGCCAGTCTTTTGCTTCTTGGGAGGATTACGTTTGCGATCCTCTTCAAAGTAGTTATGCATATCTGGTGATACATTCCTAGGGATCTTGTTTAAAGGTGCATCCAGGAAGTCAGCATTGGCCCTACGCTTATTAATGTTGGTATCGTTTGTCAGATCTGTAGTTGTGCGACCACGAATGGTGAGAAGGTCAGCAAGTTTCTTGTTCTTCTGAGGCATCGCTAGAAGGTCTTGTACGGTGGTTTAGATATGCTTGGCGTGGTAGACACGGAAAAGCCCCCACAGGGGTGCTGCAGGGGCATACAGAGGGGTCTCAGAAGACGTTAGGACTTCTTCTTCCTTTTAAGTGAATCTAGATACTTAGATCCATCCAGTTTTTCACCGGAGAAGTTGGACTCGGTGTTGAACTTGCTGGTCAGCTTAGAAGCAGAGGAGGCTTGAGCTTTATCCTCACGATCCTTCATCCGACCAACCATGTCCTTCATGAGGGGGTTGTTGGTCTTGCTGGTCCCGTAATTGCCAGATTCGCGATTAGCTGTAGAAGCAGAAACACGACGCTCAGTGGGCTTAGCAGGAGCTGCCGGTGCCTTAGGAGCGCTGCTACGGGTCACAGAGGACGGCATCCGGGCAGAAGATCCTGAGCTTATTGCTGCGCGGGATGACGTTGCACGTGCCGGGGGCGGAAGCTTGGGTGCATCGGGAGCCTTAGCTTTGTCGAGGCCGTAGTTGCTACGCGAAGCTTGAGTGTCGTATAGAGTTTCATACATCCGTGAAGCAAGCGTGGGGCTACCTCCACCACCAGAAGTCTTAGGTTTGGCGGCGCTAGGATTGACCCTGCGGCCAGCACCAGGAGTCGTTTGGAAGTTAACATTGCTGCTGTTTTGGCCGGTGCGTCGGGGAGTGGCCTGACTGCTACCGCCATTACCCCCACTCGGCTTTCCTTGGTTTTTGGTGACAAACGGGTGGTTGGCAAGTTTGTTGAAGCCACCTGCCACATTAGCGCCCTGAGCTGCAATAGCGGGTAGAACGAGAGCTTTACTGGCTGCGCCTTTTAGACCAGCTTTTGCAGCAGCCTTTGCCGTCGAGGCGGCTGCTGCTTGTGGCACACTCGCGCTTGCAGGCTTAGGACGTGCAATAGAACCTGAGGGCCTACCAGCACGACCACCTGCCTGCCCACCGGTAGGTCGTTGGCCTGCGCCACGGTTATTTGTGGGGTCTACTACCTGAGCATTCCATGATGCAGGAACACGTACCGTCTTGTCTCTGGTGCCTGCAATCGGTTTTGTTGGCTTACCAGCCCGACCACCAGCTTTGCCACCAGTTGGGCGCTTGTTGCCGCCACGATTGTTACTAGGAGATGCCATTACTATTTAATCCAAGATAAAATTAGGTGTTCTTTATTTGGGTTCTCCCCAAAGGTTGATCTCATCCACGAGATCCAGTTTTGTGTTCCCTTCGCCTGATTGCAGGATTTACAACTGGGCACAAGATTATTGGTCTGACTACTTCCACCAGTAGAACGGGGACGAACATGATCCAGGGTAAGTTCATCGATGTCATAGGATTCTCCGCAGTACACACAACAGCATCCAAAGTGTTCTTTGATGGCTCTTCTCCAGAGCCGTTTAGCCTCAGGAGATGTCATGGTTATTAGGTTTTGCAGATAGTGATCAGGTGAGGGGAACAGAGGTGTCATCGCTTCGCGTTAGTCTTACGAGCACCTTTTGCACGGTTAACCTTTCGCGGAACAATGCGGAGGTTATCCTTTGAATTATTCATGGGGTTGCTATCCTTGTGGTCTACTTCGTGACCAGCAGGGATGTTGCCCATTGAGCGACGTGCGCGATGCCGTGCTGCATCTTCTTTCTTGTGAGCACGTCGGTAATCTTTGAGATAAGTAGCGCGGGCCTTATACTCGGCTTTCCAATCTCGTGCCATTCATACGACTCCGAACTAATTCTGGATCAATCTTGGGGAGGATTGACACAAGTTGATCAAGGGGAGAACCATCAACAGCAATACCATTGATGTCATTATTTTTAAGCCAGTCACACATCGCTTTGAGGTCCTGGGTTGTAGCTTCCCCGGACTTAATGCGACGAAGATATTCTTCAGTGACAAGGCGGTGCAGTTCGTTGAACTGGTCTTCTGTGGCTTTCTGTTTACGAGCCATTTCTCAGTACGATCTGATCTAGTTTGTTTTCGATGCGGATCATGTGATCCTCCATCTTTTGCAAGGCATTGGCTAGCTCTTGGCGGGGGACGTATTTCTCAGCAAGCCGAAGTTCTACGCCATCAATGCGCTTGTCGATGTCATCCATACGTGAATTAGACCGTCCATGTAAAGCAAAGACTCCCCCACCAAAGCCAAGCACGAGCGATGCGGCTCCAATGATGGCTTCAACCATTTTTAGATCTCATGATATTGATGAGCTTTGTGGCATAAGCCGGATCAGTTGCGTAGCCCTCGTGGACAAGAAGCTGAGCGCATTGTTCAGGGTTAGTGGCACGGTTGACGCCCTTCATGTCTTTGTAGTCCTTGTACCACTTGGTCACAAGATCAGAGACGCAGGCATCGAGGGACGGGTAGTCCTTGAACCAGGCATCAACCTTGCGCTCCATACCAGCAATGAACTCAGTGGTACGGACAAGGGAGCCTTCACCAGTTCGGCCTTTAATGCCAAAGTAATTGTTCTTACCTGAGGTGTGCTGACCCCAGCCAGACTCAAGAGCCCATTGAGCAGCAACCACTTCGGGGTACTTAGCACCAGCCGTTCTGGCTGCAGCTTTGACGCCTTCCCACGAGTTGGATGCGTGTTTTGCAGGAACTTCGATGCTGGGTTTGTCGAGGCGGAAGGTCATGAACCAGCCAGTCCTGGGGCCTTCGACTTCCCAGCGACGTAGCCAGTTCTTCCAGGAATAGCGGACATCTTTGCCACCAGAGCCGATCTTGACGTAGCCACCAATCACGTTGTCCAGCTCCCCATAGGGATCGTGGAAGACACCATTGACTCCGTCATCACCAATGAGGAGCATCCAGTGGCCACCACCGCTGGGGGCAGTGACTGGTCCGTGATGAAGGATGCCAGTGGCTACAGGGAAGCCAGCCCTTAGTTCGGAGAGAAGGGTGGCCTTTGTTCCGTTTTTGTAAAAGCTTGCAAGAACACCATATTGCTGACAAGCTTTGATGTGAGCGGTGTATTGAGTTGTATCACCGTATTTAAGTACGGTCTTTAAGTAGTCATCGTCAGCATTACTACCACGCAGGGCATCAGGACGGAGATACTTGATGGCCATAGCACATGTTGAGCTAAAGCACATTCGATCTCCGTGCCTGGTTGCACTGTCCCCTTGAGCGTAGTATTGCCTTACTGGCAACACGGTCATCGCTCAGCCTTGGATGATTTTCTTGATCTGTTCGATCTTGTCGTCTTCTTTACGCAGAGGCTTCAGTGCGCTCACAGCGTTGGAAAGGAGTTGAACAAGGCCGTTGGACTTGAGCTGGCTTTGTCCGACAACTTCAGAAGAAAGAAAAAGGACGAAGAAAATAACGGTCTCGATGGAGACCTTAATACCAAAAAAGGTAAGCATTGTAGTTATTCAGTAACTGGGGGTTCTGTAGGTGCTTCAGTTGGGGGCTCAGGAGCCGGAGTCGGGGCCACATAGGTGCCATCCGCTTGCTTGATCCAGTTCTGCTCCACGTTGTCGGGGCAGGACTCAAACATGGCCACCACTTGAGGAGTGAAGCAATCTTCGATGGTGAAGCCTTCAGGAGGCGTGAACACTTCGATGACCGTGTTCTCAGTAGAAAGTCGTGCGTAGTTCATGGGGATCACCAGTAGATAATTACAGCGCCAGGGCCACCACGCCCGGAAATCGCGTCGTTGGTTACGGCTGAATTACATGCGGCTGCACCACCGCCACCACCGTTTCCACCAGATCCGCCAGCAGCTTTAGCTGATGAGCAAGACGCGCTACCACCGCCAGCACCAAATCCACCGTTCCCAGCAACGCCATTTTGACCGTTTATATGGATGCCAGGCCCTGAAGCGCCTGGTCCACTATTACCTGCTGCTCCTTGCACACTAATAAAACCCCAAGTTCCTGCCCCAGAGCCATCGACTTGCCAAGGAAACCACCAATCAACACCAGAGCCATTTCCAGGCATTCCTATTGTCGTAGTGGTGCCTGTGATGTAATACCCCCCAAGACCTCCAGCCGTTGCGCGACCTGATCCACCACTGGCTCCAAGGGAGCTACTTGCGGTGGGCATAGATCCGTAGCCACCAGTGCCATGGCCACCTTCGCCACCACTGTTGTCAGTTAGTGTTCTGGTAGGTAAGCAGCACCAGGAGCCGCCAGCAGAAGCCTGAACAGAGGCACTGGCAATGTTGCTTGATGTTTGACCAATGCCAAATGGCGTTCCAGAGGACCCACCGCCAGTGGTGGCACCAGTCGTAGAGCTGGGGTTATCTCCAGATGAACCACCAGTTGATGTAAATGCCTCAGACACGCCGGAAGTTGTGCCTGTGCCACCGGGAATGGCTGAGGCGCTTGACACTAACCCTCCGGCACCACCAGTAGCTGATAAGAACGCACCGATGCTACTAGTTCCACCAGCGTTGCCGGGTGTATTAGTGATTCCAACTGAGGCTCCTCCGCTGCCAACTGTGACGGCAATACTCTGGCCTGGAGTGACCGCAATTATTCCTTGGGCGTAGCCGCCGCCAGCGCCACCCCTGGAATAATTACCAGAAGCAGCACGTCCCCCACTGCCGCCACCACCAATCGCAACCCCAAGAATCTGCGTAACTGCGTCGGGCACAATAAATGTGTACGAGCCACTGACAAGATAAAGACGTCGGTCGACACGGAATCGCCCGAGTGCGCTGCCGCTAGAACTTGTCGAAATAGAACGTCCCATGATTAAGCCTCGTACCCATAAACGTTGACAGAAGCAGTCGCTGCACTGACGTATGCAACGACTTGTTTTGTGGCTTCCGCCACGATCCCCGTCCGCTCCAGGACCCCGTTGGCGGGGATGGATGCGTCGTATTCAAGCCACTCCCCATTGCCCGGGGTAGCTGTTGCTGCCACCGCCAGCCGTGCGGTGATCGCACTGGACCCACGGTTGCAGATGTTTACCGTGAAGGTTGCAGTTGTTGCAGCAGGGACGGTATAGACTGTTGTATTAGTTGTTGCTGTTGGATTTGATTGTCCAAGAATTCCAGAAGCCATAATCAGAAGGAAGAAGCGAAATAGACGAATGCTGGCGTCGAATATGTGCGATCAAGCTTTGCAGGAGTCACCGCAGCATTGTTGATCTTTGACGTAGTGACTGCACTATCATTGATCTTTGACGCGGTAATTGCATTAGCATTAATTGTCCAAGTCGTTAGATCTAGGCTGACTTGGATGTCACCCTTTGATCCAGAGGTAACATTGCCTGCGCCAATCGCAAAGCCATCGACGTACGCTTTTGTTGTTGCGTGGGTGCCAACAGTCGGCGTACCAACAGAAACCGGATTAGTGAAGCTATAGTTAGCCGTAAGGGTCAGGCTACCTGTATCCTTCACAAATGTATCCACATACCCCTTTGTAGCAAATTGGTTGCTATTGACGGGAGTAGGACCAGTTGGTGATTGTGCAAAGCTGGCACTTCCAGTGAAAGTCGTGTTCGCTAAAGAAGTGGAACCAGTGAAGGTATAGTTAGCCAGCAAGGTGACGTTGCCAACGTCCTTCAATGTATAGTTATTAACTTCCTGAGAAACGTACAGAGTTTGCGTGTAGTTCTCATTAAGGTCCTGAGACCTGATGGCAGAACCTGGATAGAAGGTGGCAGCCAGTTGGCTATCATCCGTCTCCCGATAAATTCGGATCACTGCACCGTTGACGGGAGCCGTGTTGAATTGAACAGTAGTGGCGTTGGCTAAAGTGTATGCAGTTGTAAGAACTCCATTAAGGCTAACCTTGATGTGAGTTGTATCTAAGTATGGGAAGGTAAAAGAAAAGAGGACGGTGGTTCCGTCCCCTGTGTAAGTATTCTGAGTGACGGCCATTACTTGTTAACCATGTTAAGAAGTGCGTTAGCACGTTCGGTATCACCAGACTGACGAGCCTTCTTGGAAAGCTGTCGAATAGACTGAGTTTCTACAAGTTGAGCAACATTGTCTTCTGTGGCTTGCAGCTCCATCCATGCCTGTTTCTTGGCATTTTCAAGGATGGTTTTGATCCTTGCGCCGTGCAGAGTCTCGTCAACGGTATAAGGACGGCTTGCAGCGCGATCCCGCTCCATGTTGAGGATTGACTCAATCATCTGTGGATTCTTAAATTCAGCAGCAAGTTGAGCCTCAAGGTTTTGCTTGCCAATGAGATATTGGTACCTTGACTTCATTGCTGGTGTCAGAACTTCGTTGTTCGGGCCAGTGTTGAAAGTTGTCTTAGCATCAATGCCTGAGCGGAAGAAAAGATCTCGGGTTGGGGTAGATCCCAAGTTAATCTGGAAGGGAGACACAGCATTAAATGCACGTGTCATGAAGTCATAGTCATTGATCCTGGCACCCGTCAGGATGTCGTGGCGGTAAGGAAGTTTCCCGTCAGGACCAGCCAGGAATTCTGCGTACAGGTTTCGGTTGCGTAGAGAGTCCTGAATGCCGTTATCCAGTTCGCGCATACCAGGGCTTAATAGTTTGCCAATCTCATTCCGCATACCACCCCAAGGAATGGTGTTGTTTGCGATGTTGGCGAGAATACCTGCTGGTCGTGTACCCTTAAGCTGCATGAAGTCATTAAGCTGCGTAATCCCAGCAAGGAATGATTTATTGGTAACATTTGCTCCAATAACGTGACCTAAGCGGCCAAACATATCTTCAGTCCACTTCTCACCCATTTCACGTGAGGCGTCACCGATATCAGCGACAGTGGAAAGAAAACTATTAAACGGTTCAAGAGCGTCGTAGCTGATGTACTTATCACCCACCTTGAGCGACCGTGGACGCCAGCCCATTTGAATCCAAGTATCACGGAGCTGCTTGTCAGCAGGACCATTGCCCGTCAGCATTCCATTAAGAAATAACGTTGAGGCGGTCATGACAGTGGCATAGCCAAGGGCAACACGCCCATTAACAAGGGCCTTCATAGCAGCATGATCTTCAGGACTCTTGATGCCGTAAGTCAGCATCTTGGGATCATCCCAGGCAAGATTCCTAATGTCATGCACCTCTTGAAGCTTTCTATTGAGCAAAGGGGTGTGCTTAGCAGTCAGCTCTAGGGCGTTGTATGCAGTCTTAGTGAAGAGCAAGAATGGTTTAGCAAAAGGAGCCTTCTCAGCAAACCGCTCAAAGTCCGCAGCCCAGCCACGAAGGTCCTGAGTAAGAGAGACTTCTTCTTGGGCTCGTTTCAGTAGTGTGTCCTGGATCTGTCCATCAGCAGACCACACTTCACGTTCAAACTTAGCCTCATACAGCCTGGTGAGCTGCTTAGCATCAGCATCAGACACAACGCCTTTAGCCTGCTTGAGAGTCTCATAGGCATCATTGAACGCCAGTTGACGAACACGGCCACGAGCAAGTAGATGCCCGAAGAACTGGTCTCCAGCAGCCATGGCCCGGCTACTCCAGTTGAACAGTGGAAACTGGTTAAGCTTCCGAATCAAGTCGGCACTGTTGTAAGCGAAGTTATCGCCATTGGAGCCAAACTGACGGAAGTATTGACCCATCGCTTCCCATTCAAGATCCCTTGCACGATTGATCTCAATGCTGTCAGCAATGGATTTGGTCGTAGGAGTGTCACCTGTGATTTGACCAGCCCAACGCTGCTTGGCAAACATCCACGCCTCACCAATGGACTCCTGCATAGCACTGATGCCAGCAAAGGCTCCACGGGTTACCTGATCATCTCCACGGAGATAGTCACCCATACTGCCAATGATCGTGGCTACGGGTCGCATGAAGGTTGAGAGCCCTGTTCCAGTGAATGCCCGCATCGGAGTACGAGGACCAGACAAAACACTGTGAACCATCATCGATTGTAATTCACTGACTACTGCACTCTTTTGCGAGTGATCAGCATCGGTGTATCCATGAAGTTTGTTCTTAAAGAACGATTCAAGGTCCTTGAAGCTGGAGATCTTGTCACCAGCAGTTGCAAGAAATTCAATGTAGGTGTTGAGAAGGGCGTCATTGGTATCACCACGAAGGGCTTGCTTAATCGTGTTGACCTGGGCTGCAGCGGCATCAGAAGCCTCAGTCAGCTTGGTCATAAAGTCGATATCTTTGTCAGCACTATTGGCGACACCACCCGAAACGGACTTACCCTTTCCGGTACCCATCATTCGCAGGTTATAACTATTCAGCATCGATGTCTCTTTCCGCAGTCGTGCCAATGTGGCAATCCGACTGAAAATCAAGTCACCAAGGCTATCTTTGTCAAGGATATCAATTTGATCGGAGACGCTTTGAGCACCACGAGCTACGTCTCGGACCTGCTTAAGCAACGTACCCACAAGGACATCGTGAGCCATCAGTTGAGAAGCATTCAGGATCTCGCGACCTTCTGCAACGTTTCCTCCAAACTTCGGGCCACCCTCAGGGTTGCCAAACGTTCCAAGGAAATCAACAATCTGCTCATCTGAGACGGGAGTCTCACGATAGTGCCCAGAGTCATCGAGAAACTCATTGACACGAATTTGAGCATCAAGCAGATCGTTTTGAATCTCCTTGGCACTTGCAGCACCGTAGATCTTCTTGAAGTCAGGATCGGCTTGGTAGAACTTGGCAAGGTTCTCAGCCTCCTGAACAGTCATTCCAGGGGCACCAACTTCCATGCGGCGAATCTGCGCTTCAGTCAGAACAGAACGTGGTGTACCTTCGGCTTGAGTCAGATCCTTCTTGATGACCACGGTATCCCGCAGGGCACCCATCGGATCACCATCTGCAGTGATCGCTTGGCCACGCTCCGGGGTTCCACCGTCATAGACAAATGCATCATCGGGATCCACCTCCTCACGAGAGATGCGATCCATTGCCACATCGGTGCTTTGATCAGCCTGACGTGTAGCACGAAGCTCGTAGTTACGGTTAGGA